AACAGGATTAAAAAACTTTTCTTTTTAGTTGCAATGCCAAGGTCAGGAAACACCTTGTTTACATCTATCATGAATCAAAATCCTAACATAGCATGCACTGCTAACTCTATTACATTAGAAATAATGAAAGATTTATTTTTACTTAAAAACACAGATGTATTTAAAAACTACCCAGATTATCAATCTTTAGACAATGTATTAGATTCTGTTTATGTAAACTATTACAGAGATTGGCCACAGAAATATATTATAGATCGTGGTCCTGTTATGACCAAAGGTAATTTTAAATTAATGCAAAAACATTTTAAAAAACCTTTTAAGTGTGTAGTATTACTTAGAGATTTAATGGATGTACTCGCTTCTTATATGAAATGGTATAAAAAAGAACCTACAGCATTTCCAAATAAATATGGTTGTAAAAATGATGATGAAAAATTATCAATGATAATGAATAAAAACGGTGCTGTTGCTAAGGATTTAAAAGCTATAAAAAACGCATTTAATTATCCAGAGATATGTCATTTTATAAAATATAATGACTTAGTGCAAAACCCCGAAGAAGAAATAATTAAACTTTATAATTTTTTTAACATACCTTATTACCCACATCAATTTACAAACTTGCAACAAATAAATATCAATGGTATACCTTATGACGATACCATAGTTGGAAACAATATGCATAAAATAAAAACAGAAATTAAGAAAGAATACAATCCTTACATAGAAAAAATACCTCAAAGAATAAGAAAAAAATATGAGCACATTAAATTTTAATTTTGTATTTTTAGGTCAATCAGTATTAAAATACGAGGTTCCTTTAGATGTGTATAGTATTTTAAATCATGTGTATGAAACAAAACGACATGAATTACCTAGAGCTAATCCACAATTAGTAGGTAAAATTCAAAATGAACATTCATTGTTTTTTGATGGTGCACCAAATAATAAAATGCATCCACATAATTTTTTACCAGAAAATGTTAAACAATGGTTTTATATGGTTATGAAACATTACTTAGATTGGAATAAAATTAAAGAATATAAAATGCATATGAACTCTATATGGATAAATGAAATGAAAGCAAATGAATACAACCCAGTGCATATTCATCAAGGATCTTTGTATACCGGTTTATCTTCAGTTATGATTTTAAAATTACCAAAGAACACGGGTGTTGAATATTCGGCAACAGATAAACCTATGAATGGACAATTACAAATACTAGGAAATGCATCAGGGCAATTTTGTAATTCAGACTATGGTCCAAAAATGAAAGAAGGAAATTTTTATGTATTTCCATATGACATGAGACATTGTGTATATCCTTTTAATAATAGCACAGACATTAGAAGAACTTTAGCATGCAACATGGATGTAGAATATGACCCAATTAAAAATAGGAGTGCAACGTGATAATTACAGAACCTAAATGGAAAAGTTGGATAGTTGAAACGACAACTCCTTTATTTACACCTGAGCAATGTAGACAAATTATTGAATGTGGTAGAAAACAAAAACCACAGAAAGCTCAAGTTGGTATGGGAAAACCAGGTGGAGGCGTTGATACTAAAAAAAGAACAACAACTATTAGTTGGATTCCTTTTAAAGAAATGCAACCTATGTATAATCAAATAAATGAATTTATACAAAAAGCAAATAGAAATCATTTTGGATTTGGAGATATACAAATAACAGAACAAGCTCAATTTACAGAATATCCTGAAGGTGGATTTTATGATTGGCACATGGATACAGATGTAAACATGCAACACGAACCACCGGTTCGAAAAATATCGATGACAGTTTTATTATCTCCTGAAAATCAATTTGAAGGGGGAGATTTAGAATTAATGGCCCCTGGTAAAAGAGTTAAACTTAAACAAGGTCATGCAATAATATTTGCATCATTTTTAAATCATAGAGTAGCACCCGTTACACGTGGTGTTAGACAATCACTTGTTATGTGGTTTGGAGGAGAACCTTTTAAATGATTAAAGAATATTTTTTTCCAACTATTATTTACATTAAAGATTTACCTAATGCTAATGAGTTAAATCCTTATTTAGAAAAACAAATAATTCAATGGAGTAATCAAGACAAAGGTGTGATTAAAACTAATAGGAATGGTTGGCACTCACAAACAGATATGAATCAAAGAAAAGAATATGAACCTTTAATTAAAGAATTGTTTCAAATGCAAAAAGAAATAATTGAAGAGGAACATTTAGACATGGAGCCTAGACTAGGAAACATGTGGGCTAATATTAATCCACCTGGTGGATATAATAATAGTCATATACATCCTAACTCATTATTTTCTGGAGTTTACTACATAAAAGGACAACCTAATTCTGGAAGATTATCTTTAATGGATCCAAGACCAGGAGCACAACACTGTATGCCTACAAGAAAAAAAGGAAAATTACCTAGAGAGTTGTGGCGAGAAACTTATTATGAGCCAATTCCTGGGAGACTTATAATGTTTCCTTCGTGGATGTGGCATAAGGTAGAACTCAATAAAAGCAACGACATAAGGATATCCGTGTCTTTTAACTTTATATTATTTTAATGTTTAATAAATACCAAGTAATAAAAAATGCAATTAGTTACGAATTAGCTAATTTTATATTTAACTATTTTTTACTTAAACGTGATGCAGTTAAGTTTATGTACGATAATAATATTACCTATGACACAGGTTTATTTGGAACATGGACAGATAAACAAGTTCCAAATACTTATTCACATTATGCCGATCCTGTTATGGAAACATTACTAATGAAAGTATTACCTAAAATGCAACAAGAAACAGGGTTACAACTAATACCAACATATTCATACGCTAGAGTGTATAAAAAAGGCGATATATTAAAAAGACATAAAGATAGACCTAGTTGTGAAATATCTACGACAATTCATTTAGGTGGCGATCTTTGGCCTATATTTATAGACGGCACAGGTGCTGATACTGTTATAGATGAATATAAAAATATACATAAACCCAACGCTCCAGAAGGCACTGAAGTCTTGCTTGATGTTGGAGATATGCTGGTATATAGTGGATGCGAATTAGAGCATTGGAGAGAACCCTTAGAAGGTAATACTTGCGCTCAAGTATTTCTTCATTATAACCATGTAAATGGTCCTTTTGCTGAAAAGAATAGGTTCGACAAAAGGCCGATGTTAGGTATTCCACCAATAAGGAATATATAATATATGGAGTTATATGTTACAAAAAGTAAAATTTGCACCAGGTTTCAATAAACAGGTCACATCAACAGGCGGCGAGAGTCAATGGGTTTCAGGAGATAATGTTCGTTTTAGATATCAATCACCTGAAAAAATAGGTGGTTGGGCTCAATTAGGTTCTGTTGACATTACTGGTCGTAACACAGCCATTCATCACTTTGTAAATACGTCAGGTATTAAATATGCAGCTCTTGGAACTAATAGAATTCTATACGCATACTCTGGTGGTATCTTTTATGACATACATCCAATCAAAGCAACTACAACATTAACAAGCGCTTTTTCTACAACTAATGGATCAGCGGTCGTAACATTAACATTTTCATCTGCACATAATATAAATCAGTATGACATTATACTATTAGATAATTTTACATCTATAACTAATTCTAATTTTAATTCATCAAACTTTGATGATAATAAATTTATGGTAACTAGTATTCCAACAGATACTACACTTACTATTAACGTTGGTTCAAATGAATCAGGATCAGGTGCATCAACATCTGGTGGTATTAGAGTTAGACATTATTATCCAGTTGGACCAGCAGTCGAGGTTGCATCAACCGGTTGGGGACTTGGATCATGGGGTGGTGTAAAACAAGGACAGTTTACATCAACATTATCTGCAGACATTAATGCATCTGTTACAAGTTTAACAATGGCAAGTTCAACTTCTTTTGCATCATCAGGAACTGTTATTATAGACAATGAATTAATTACATACACAGCTAATAGTGGTGGAACATTATCAGGATTAACAAGAGGAGCAAGTGGAACAACAGCTGCGTCACACTCAAGTGGTGATACGGTAACCGATGCATCTAATTATTTTGCATGGAACGCTGCAGCATCAGGAGACATTGTAACAGCACCAGGTTTATGGTCATTAGATAATTTAGGTAATAAACTTATTGCAACAATTAATGGTGGTGAAAGTTTTGAATGGAACTCAAATCCAACGGGCGCTACAGATACAAGAGCAACAATTATAACTAATGCTCCAACTGCATCTGCATTTAGTATTGTAACTACACCTGATAGACACTTAGTATTTTTTGGAACAGAAACAACTGTTGGTACAAAATCTACACAAGATGAAATGTTTATAAGATTCTCGTCTCAAGAAGATATTAACACGTACACACCATCAGCAACGAACACTGCAGGTACACAAAGACTTGCAGATGGATCTAAGATTGTAGGAGCTATTAGAGGTAGAGATGCAATTTACATTTGGACTGATACAGCATTGTTTATTATGAGATTTGTTGGACCACCATTTACTTTTTCATTTCAACAGGTTGGTACGAACTGTGGATTGATTGGACAAAACGCAGCCGTCGAGGTTGACGGTGCTGCATATTGGATGTCAGAAAATGGTTTCTTTAGATATACCGGTAAACTAGAATCATTACCATGTTTAGTTGAAGACTTTGTTTATGATGATATTAATACAATTCCTAAACAACACATTAATGCAGGATTAAATAACTTGTTTGGTGAAGTAATGTGGTTTTATCCAAATTCTGGATCAGACACAGTTAATAGAGTTGTAACTTATAACTACTTAGACTCATCTCCACAAAGACCTGTGTGGACTACAGGTACATTAGCAAGAAGCGCGTGGCAAGATTCTGCTGTATTTGGTAAACCTCATGCAACAGCGTATGACTCAGATGGTACAACTGCTACAACAGATGTTAATTATATTTTTGGTAATAGTGATGGTACATCAACTTACTATGAACACGAAACAGGATTAAATCAAGTTAAAGAAGGTGCAACAACTGCAATCACTGCATCAATTGAGTCAGGTGATTTTGATATTGGTCAACAAGGACTTGCTGGTGATGGTGAGTTTATGATGAAAATAAGAAGAGTTATACCTGACTTTTTATCACAAACAGGAGAGGCAAGAATAACATTAAACTTACGAGATTTTCCTAATCAAACACAAGCTAGTTCAACATTAGGACCTTTCACAATATCAAGTAGTACAAATAAAGTTGATACAAGAGCACGTGCTAGATCAATATCTTTAAAAGTAGACAACACTAGTACAAGTCAATTTTGGAAACTTGGTACATTTAGAATTGATTATCAACCGGATGGTAGAAGATAATGGCAGGCATACTAGACATGATTACACCAGAAATAAGTTATAGAAAATCAGGTAAACAAAATATTCCTGGTACACCTTTAAAAATTGATTCAGAAATACTAGATGCAATTTTAAAATTAAATATACCTTTTAACGATAAATTAACTCTTATAGGAAAATATGAACGCCATAAAGGTAGAGATCAAATATTTTTAGATGATCAAGAATTATTTGTAGGAGAAGGTGGAGAAAGAATTCGTCAACTTGGATTAGGATACAATTTAGGTAAAGAAGGTTTAAGTGGCTATGGTAAGTACGATGTAGACACAGGAAAAACAGAAGGTGGTATTCAATTTTTAAAAAGATTTTATATGGGAGGACTAGTATAATGGCAGGCATAGAAGATTTAATTGAAGTTTTTAGAGGTGAAGGTATTAAGCTAAACCCATTTAGAAAAAGAGCTTCTGCTCAAATGAATCCATATGGAAGAGCACGGGCTGGTAAGTATGCTACAACTCTTGCTGAGGAGGCGGCAAACTATGCTACTAAAAAATTTCCTAATATAATAAAAACTACACAAATTACTCCCCTAGAATTAAAAATAGGGCAAAAAATGTTTCATGAAATGGAACCAGATTTTGCAGGTCAGGAAGTAAAAACAAAAAGAATTCGTAAACAGATTAAAGAATTTACAAGAGATAATCTTAAAAAAAACTATAATATTCTTTCTAAAAAAAATCAAGCTAAATTAAAAGTTGATATTTTAAAAACTTTCATGTCTAATGCAAAAGCTCTTACTCCTTTAGCAATAAAAGGACTAAATATAATGGCTAGTTTACCTGTTGCAACATTAACAATGATGTTACAATCTACTCCTGCTAATGCAGATGAAGCAAATATGCAATTAGAAGATTTTGCAAAATTATATGAAGGAAACACTAATGTGGATAAAGCATTACCTTCAGAACCAAAGGACATATAATGGCTAGAATAGTACAATCACTAACGCAACCAAACGTAGAATACGATCAACAAACTCAACAGTCTTTTGTAAGAGATGTAGATAGTATAGTGCAAAAATTAAACACTACTTATCAACAAGATTTAAAAGACGAATCAGAGGTGGAGGCTTTTTTCTTTGGCTAATTCATTTGTAAATAAAAAAGCAGATTTAACATCTACATCGGCTACGACACTATATACAGTGCCATCAGCTACAACAGCTGTAATTAAATCTATATTGGTATCAGAAGACTCTGGTAATGCAGATACCATAACAGTAACTATTACAGATACTAGTAACAACGTTTTTAGTCTTTTTAAGACTAAATCTATATCAGCAAATGCAACAACAGAACTATTATCAGCCCCTTTAGTATTAGAAGAAAGTGAGATATTAAAGGTGACTGCGGCAACAGCCAATAGACTCCATGTAGTCCTCTCAGCCTTAGAATCTAAGCCTAGAGAGGTTACAACATAGTCTTGATTTACTTGTGAAAAACGAGTAGTAATGTAAATTCAGGTGCAATCCCTGCCTTTTTAATATAATAAAACAATTGACATATGATAAACAGAGCAAAAATGCCAAGGCAACTGCGTGGAAAAGGTGGAATAACAAACGTTACTCCAAGAACAAATTTTCTTTTAGGTGGTATTAAAAGAAGAATTAGAAAATTAATTCCCAATGAACTTGCAAGTGTTGCAGTTAAAGCTGCACCATTCGTTGCACCGTTTAATCCAGCCATTGCTGGATTGATGAGAGGTATTGGTAGGTTTGATCAAAGAGGTAGTTTAAGTGATGCATTAAAACAAGGTCTTGCTACAACTGCATTCGGAGCTGGTACGAGATTTTTAGGTGGAGCTGATCAAGTAATGGGTGGTGGATTAAGAGGTGGTTTTACTTCTCCATTAAGTTCTGAGCGAACACAAGCAATAGGAAATTTATTTAATAAGCAAAAACCAATAGTAGATCAAGGTGAAATAGTTTCTGATGCAGGTTTTGAAACAGCAAAAAAATCAATAGGAGAAACAATAAAAAAAACAATAAAAAAATTACCTAAAGGAGTTGCGGCGCAACTAGCAGCGGGAACTGTTACAGCAGGAGCATCTTTATTAGCAAGTTACTTTCAAGGAGAGTTTAGAGAACAAGAGCCAGGTGAAACTATGGAAGAATATTTAGCTGCAAGAAGAGATGTAGTTGGTAAACAAATGAGAACTTATATGGATAATTATTTTAAATTTGATCCAGAGTATTCTGCACTAGATAATGCTGGTAAAAATGCATTCGTTGCAAGATACAATGTTCGTGATGGTGGTATGCCAACAGGTATTATGAGAACTAATAAAGTTGGAGTTAAGGAAAGAGACTACAGAGACAAAGGTGGTTTTGTGCCTGTGGGTATAAAAGAAAAAGCAGATGATGTACCAGCTATGTTATCTAAAAACGAATTCGTAATGACTGCTAACGCGGTACGAGGAGCAGGCGGTGGTAGCGTTGAAAAAGGAGCACAAAGGATGTATGATACAATGAAAAAGTTAGAAAAGAGAGCAGTATAATGGCAGCACAATTAAAAATGATAGATGGCGAAATAGTTATGGTTCCTGGTTTTGAGGAAGGTGATATTAAAATTATCAATCCAAAACAAACAAGAAATATGCTTGGTGGTCCTAGTGGGGCAAAAGAAACACCCACACCAACAACAGGATTAGCTAATTTATTAGGTCGTTTAAGAGGAGCATCTGAAAGTGAAGGAATATACGATAAAGGCCAAGGTGGAAATTGGTTTGAAGAAATGTTTTTAAAAAGAACTGGTGGTGGCGGAAAAGATTATATGATTCCTGACGAAGCTAAAAAGCTAACTTTAAGTGACATGTTCGGTTATACAGATGAGAACAGGGCTAAAAAAATTGAAGCCAAAAGAATGGATTTTATAGGTAAAATGATGGAAAAATTCGATAGATTGTATGAGGAAGACCGAGAAACTTTTTTTAAAGCGCAAAAGTTATGGGATGAATTAAGAAGAGATTTAGTCGACGGCACAAATGAAACAGGTCTAAATCCCAAAAAACATAGAGATACAACACCAGGTGAAACTGCAGCCAGCGTAATAATGAAAAGATTTAATTTAAATCAAGGCGGAAGAGTAGGTTATCGAGATGGTACTAAAAAATTAGAAGATATGAATATAGATGAAATAACAGCAATGGATTCAACTATTCCTGATAACCCTAATGATCCAAGAAATATGCCTACTGAAATGATTGTAGGACTTATAAAATCTGGAAGATCTACTCCTGAAATGTTTATAGAACTTATGGCTAGAGGTTATGATGTATCAGGTGGAGTTACTGAATTAGATTTGTCTAAAATGGGAGAAAAATTTAAAAAAGGAAATGTAGGGTACACTTTTGATGAAAGTAAAATAGAAGAAGGTGGCGCTCTAGAAAATTTATTGTTTAAATTAAGAGAAGAAAATCCAGAGATATATGGACAGTATAAAAGACCAAGTAAAATTTATCCTAGAGGACCTTATGTAGAGCAAAAAGCTAAGGGCGGAAGAGTAGGTTATCAAACAGGCGGTATAACAGAAACAAGAAACTTACCACCAGAATACGTAGAGGCATTAGGTAAAACTTATGCAGCAGATCTTACAAGACAAGCTGGTATACCTAGTATTACTACAGCAACAACTCAACAACCTGGTGAGACTGCAGAACAGTTTGCACAAAGACAAGCACAAGCACAACAGTTTCAGATTACAAAAGCTGGTATGGCTGACCTTGCGCCAACAATTGCACCTGAATCACAATTACAAATTGATGCTAGAACACAAGCAGTAGACCCAACAACAGGACTTGGTGCTTATCAACCGTTTTTAACTGATGCAACAACTGCAGCAGGAGCAGCAACTGCATTAACAGGTCCTATGACAACTGCTCAAACGACAGCTTACATGTCGCCTTACCAACAACAAGTAATTGATGCAACATTAACAGAATTTGATAGACAAAAACAAATACAACAAAATCAAATAGCAGCACAAACATTAGGTGTTCCTGGTGCATTTGGTGGTGGTCGTGAAGGTGTACAAAGAGCAGAGTACGACGCAGCAAGTGACAGGAATCGAGCGGCTATACAATCTAATTTATTACAACAAGGTTTCCAACAAGCACAAGCTGCAAGACAACAAGATTTAGCAAATCAAATGGGTTTAGCTAATTTACAATCAGGACTAGGAGCTAGAGCACAAGACTTTAGTAGAGCACAGATATCTGGTCTTGGTACATTAGGTGCACAACAACAAGCACAACAACAAGCAATATTTGATGCACAAAGACAAGCAGCGCAAATGGCAGTTGAAGATCCAAGAAGAAGATTATCAATGTTAGGTCAAGGTGTGGCTGGTCTATCAGGTCTAGGAAGTGTTCAAATATCTCCAGCTGAAGTTGCACCACAAACTAGTCCATTAACAACAGCTTTAGGTTTAGGTTTAGCTGGTGCTGATATATATGGAAGGATATTTGGTAAAAAAACATAATGAGCAGAATATTAAAAAGACCAATGTTTCGAAGAGGTGGACCCACTAATACAGGTATTATGTCTGGGTTAGTTGATAGAACTAAACACGCAACTGAACCTTTTGTAACAGGTGTTGGTCAAACTGCTAGTCAATTAACACCTGAATTAGAATCTATATTAGAAAAGTATACACCTAAAACAAGATTACCTATTGGTGAGTTTGGTTTAAATCTAGCATCAGGTATGACACTTACAGATGCATTAAGAGATCCATATAAAAAATTTACGACAAGAGATGATGCAAGAGAAGCAGCTATTAAAGGTGGTGCTGCTAAACTAGCAATTTCTAAGGCACTTGAAACACCTAAAGTTGGTGCATTTAAAGAAGGTCGTAATACATCTAATCAAACTTTATTTGGTGTGTTACCAGGTAAAGTAGGTTTTTTTAGCTCTAACCAAATTGCAAAAGCACAGGGGTTAATAGAACCTATAGATGATAGAATGATAACTTTACAAGATGGTAAGGTAATACCTTACGAAGAATATAAAACAGTTTATTCAAATGAAAATAAAGCTAGAGCAGTAGTAGCAAGTGTTAATACTTTAGACGAGTTAAAAAATAGTATGATAAGTAGATTAGACGACACTCCAACCGGTGCAGTTGGTGCAGTTTACGGTGTTATAGAAGGTTTTTCAGATCAATTCTCACAAGCTTCTGAAGCGTTAGGTTTTACAAATCAAAATTTAGAATTTGATCCAAGCAAATCAGAAGAATTAGATGCATATTTAGACCAAAAAGGAATTACAAAAGGTGCGGCAAATTTTGCAGCAATGAAAAGTTCTGTTATTAACTTAGCATATATTTTAGCTAAAATTAAAGAACCTTTAAATCCAAGATTATCAGAAGGTGATATTATAAGACAAATGAATAGAATTAGTTTTGGTGCTTCAAAAGCGGTATTTGCAAATAGTTTAAATCAAATTTATAAAGATGAACTTATATCTGCTAGTGGTCAAATAACAGGTTATGGTTTAAATCCAGATAATTTCTTTGGTACAGGCAAAGAAGGAGGCACAGAAGGAAGCACAGAAAAAGGTAAAGGAACAATAACTACAGATAATGATCCTTTTAAAATTAGGTAATAAATGACATTAAAGGAATTTAGAAAAAATAATCCTGAATATAACGACATTCCTGATTTAGAATTAGCTGATAAATTTTATAAAAAATTTTATTCAGATCAAGACGAAACTGAATATTATAAAAGACTTTTTCCAGAAATAGCGGCAGAAAGAGCTGAAGATGTATACACTGATTTTATATTTCCTGATGATGAGTTTGGAGGTTTTTTTGAATATGAATCAGCTTTTAAACCTACAACATCAGACATAGCTAAAAAAGCAGGAGTATCTGTAAATAACCCAGCAACAAGTAAAGCAAGATTCGGTGCTTCACTAGGATATAATCAAGAACAAAAAGCTCTTGCAATAAAAAATTCTTTATCAAAATTATACAAACAAGACATAGATGTAAGAATAGGACCTAACACAGGAGAACTAGAATATTATAATCCTAAAACGCAAGAGTATGCATTAGTAGATAAACCTGGTCTTGATATGGGTGATTTTGCAGATTTAGGTGGCGATGCTATGGTTATATTACCTGATATAGCAGCTACTATTGTTGGAACTGTGTATTCAGGAGGTAACATACCTGCTGGAATAACTGCTGGTGGGTTAGCGGCAGGTGTTGGTGAATTTGCTAGACTTAAATTGGGTCAAAAACTTTATAATATTAATATGGATTTAACAGACGAAGAATTATTTTATGAAGGTTTTAAAGCAGCGGGAATATCTATAACTGCAGGAACTCTTGGTGTTGGTGCAGCTAAATTAATAAAAAGCACAGTTAATTTTTTAAAAGGTAGACATTTTGCGTCTGTTTCTGAGGGTGTCGCAGCTTCAAAAAGCACTCAAGCATTAGAAGCAAGTAAAATTGCAAATAGTGTTAATAAAAAGTTAGCAGACGCTAATGTAAAATCTAAATTACAATATACATTAGCAGAAGCTGCTAATGATAAAGATTTATTAGCAATACAACGTTCTTTTGAAACTTCTAAAAGATTAGGTAAAACTGGAGAATTTAGAGAATTTGCAGAAACACAAGCTGGTTCTTTAAATAAATATTTTGAAATATTAAAAAAAGAATTTGGAAGTCCTACAGGTTCAACATTTGACACAGGTGTAGATATAAAAAAAGTATTAGATAAAAGAAATAAAGATTCAATTAAAAAAATTATAAAAAAACAAGAAGTATCTGAAGACTTATTAACTAAAAGTTTGTTTAGATTACCAGATGGTAGTGAAAAAATAACTGGTATACAGTTTAGATCAATTATAAATGATTTAAGCCAATCATATAAAAGTAAAGCAAATCTTGCCGCAAAAGAATTAGATAATGTAGTAGGTCTTAAAGTAATAAATACAGATGAAATAGCAAAAGCTATGGCTAAACTTTCTAAAAAAGAAACAGAAAATTTAATAAATATTGCTAAAGTTGAAGGTATTTTTAAAAAAGATGTTTTTAATAATCTTGTTGATCCCTTAGGTAAAATATCATTATCTAGTGCTAGAGAAACTATATCAACACTAGGGAAGTTAATTAGAGAAAAAGAAATAGGTCTAGCAGCAGGAGAAAGTGTTGATGTAGGTAGATTAAAATTTTTAAAAAAAACTTTTACAGAACAAGTTAAAAAAGATGCAGGTTCTGATTATTTAAATGAATTACAAAGATTTAATGATTTAGTTATAAAAAATAAAGAATTATTAAATAATGACATAATATCTAAATTAACAAAAATAGAAATTGGCAACATATTAAAAGTAGGTGATGAAGCCATATTTGAAACAACTTTTAAAAAAGGAGCAGGTAATGGTAAAGTGGCTAAAGAAGTTTATGATGTTATTAGTAACTCACCAGAAGCATTAAACGCTTATAAAAATTCTATATTTAATAAATATAAAGCAGATGTATTAGATGTAATAACAAAAAAACCTAATTTAAGTAGACATAATGCTTTTATAAAAACTTATGAAAAACCATTAAGAATATTTTTTAATGAAGCTGAATATAGCAAAATATCTAGAATAGGTGGCTTACAAAAAAATATAGAAAAAACAAATAAACTCGTTACAAAAATAACTAACGAATTAAATAAATCTTTTGAAGGAAAATTATTAAACGCATCGCCTTCAGAAATATTTAATAAAATATATAGACCAGGTGCTATAGGTGAAATAAAAACATTAAAAAATATTCTTCAAAAAAACTCTGAAATATATAAAAAATTTCAAAGAGATGTTTTATCAGACTTAAATGAAAAAGTTTTAGGACCTCCTTCTAAAAATATAAGTTTAGATAAAGTTTTAGATGCTAAAGCATTTGATAAATATTTAAATGGCGGTGGAGGAGAGAGAGGTTATAAAGCTGCTTTAAGAGTATTATTTGGGGACGAGTATGTTAAAAATTTAGATATTTTAAATAACGCATTAAAAATAGCTAGTAGATCAGCACCTGCTGCAGAACAAGGTTTTTTTGCTAATGCTTTTTCAGATATTATTAGAGCAAGATTAGGTCAATTTACATTCGCTGGTAGAATGTTTACAGCTGGTAGAAGAATTTTTACAGGGGCAGCAAATAGAATAATAGCAAAAGCTTTATTAAATCCAAACTCATTAAGAGATCTTATTGCATTAAAAACATTATCAAGAAAGAGTAAACAAGCTGCAGTAATTCTTGCTAAACTAGGTGGTAGCATTTTTTTAACATTACCAGATGATGGAGTATCAGTGCCACCTAAAGAAGCAGTTATTGAAGATGTTAAAACTCCAAATTTATTTAGAGAGCGAGAAAAAAGTTTTCAATTTTTTCCTAATAAATCAACAACTGGAGGTGGAGGTGGTGGAGAAATGGGTGGTAATACAGTACAGATACAAACACCACAAATAAACACACCAGGAATTAGTGAAGCTTTATTAGCTACAGCATCTGCACGACCTACTGGTATTACAGCATCTGGCTTAACACCAACAGAGTTAGGATTACTGTCACCTGAAGAACAAGCTATCAGATTAAGACAAAGAGGAATGGCGTAATGGATGAAGATCAAATCTTACAATCAATTATAGCAGATCCAGATTTAGTAGATCCTAATATTGATGTATCTAAATTAAGACAGACAACAGAAACTAATCCTAGATTATTAGCAGAAGTTCCAGAGTTTTCTGGTCTACAATTTGATCCATCAAAAGGAAGTTACATAGAAGACTTGTATTCTATTTATAGTGGTGGATTACCTCAATCTGAAATACTACAAGACCCAACAACTATGATTCCTCAAACACCAGTAATTGATACCTCAATAGATGTGGATGGTGGAGGTGGTGGAGGTAATAATATTATTACACCAGATACAACTATTAGAGATGAATTAATTGATGAAGGCATTCAAGCTGCAGAAGATGATAAGGGCGACATGATGTTAGATGAAGGAGTTCCAGTAGGTGAAGCTTATCCTCCTATAGACATATTAAGTTTTGATGATCAATATCAAGAAATTGAAGATATTCCAATTACAAAATTAGATCAAGGAGTTCCAGTAGGTGAAGCTTACCCTCCTATAGACACAGTAAATTATTCTGAATTAGATGATTTAGAAGCAGACATTGGTACTCAAACTATAGAAGGATTAAATACAGAACAACAAGGGTTAATAGATCAAGCATTTTCTAAAGTGGGCTCAACAGCTAGTGATATTATGAATAACTTGTCACAACTACCAGGAGCTGTAGTAGACTTTGCAAATCAAACCGTAGATGTATTTGGTAAAAAAATTAACGTAGGTGCAACATTATTAAAGGCAGGAATAAATAAAATAGTAGGTGGACCTATAAGTTTGGTGTTTGATGCATTAAGCACTATTTTACCTGAAGATTCAATAGAAAATAGAACAACAAGAAGTGTAGTCGATGAATTGAAAGCAGAAAACGATTATGGATTTAATATGCAGTCTGGTAATTTAAATCAAGATCCTTTCGGTAGAAACCCTGTATCCGCTCTTGGTAATTACGAACAAACGTTAATGAATGACTTAAATTATGAGGGAGATAATAAATTTAATAATGCTAAAAAAGATTTTGCACAAGATTATTTTGACAAGAAAGCTGAATTTGCTGGTGGTGTTGAAGTTGATGAGGGAACAGTTTTAGGACCTGGAGAAGCACCTGGAGAAGATTTAGTTACTGCAGAAATAGAAGCTGGTATTGCAGCAGCTGACGAAGAACCTGCACCAAGTGGAGATGGACCACAAGGAGTCGACGCTGGAACTGCTGATATTCAAGATTTTGCTGATGTTTATGATCCACCAGCACCTGCACCTGCACCAGCACCTAATTATGGTCCTTATAGTAGTGGCAGTGGTAATGGTGGTGGTAGTGGTGGTACTAGTATTGGGGGCGGACAACAAACTTCAAGTGGAGGCCCTGGAGGATTTTCTAGTGGCAGTGGAGGCTGGGGTTGGGCTAAAGGTGGAATAGTGAGTTTAAAAAATGGCAAAAGATAACGCATTACAAAAAATAGAATCACACGAAAAGCTTTGCAGAATTATGCAAAAGCAAACTCATGATAAAATGACAAAATTAGAGAAACAAATTAATAGAATAGAAAGTATTTTATTAGTATCAGTGGGTTCTTTAATTACTGGTATGGCTGGCGTTATTGTTGTGCTATTACAAAAATTGTAGCACCCATACGTAAGTCCTATAATTTCCTATATCCAATCTTTTAATTCTTCACCCATAACTTGACTAGCTATATTAATTTTTTTACGAAGAGCTTTTACAATCCTTTCATCAACAGTATCTTCAGCAATAATATCTACGTAAGTCATAGGTTTGGTTTGGCCTATTCTATCTATCCTAGCTTCTGACTGTTGTCGTTTTTCTAAATCATAACCATTAGAATAATAAATCATAGTTGATGCAGCGGTTAACGTAATA